ATTAGCGTTGAAAATATGTGCGGTCTAGAATATTTAAAAACATTAGACCCTAACTCTATTGATTTAATATTAACGGACCCGCCTTATATTATATCTAAGTCGACTGGTCTAGATAAGCATTATAACAATGTTAAATATAATGAAGCTAATGACATTAACGAGGTTAAGTCAGAAGAAGAATGGACAAATTATAAAGAGCAAAATGCGTTAGAAGACGACACTCATAAAAGCAACTATATTAAATATGGGTCAATATACGGAAAAAAATATTGCGTTAAAACTGACTACGGGTCTTGGGATAGTGATTTTAGTTTAGCTATTTTGGAAAAATTTATTGAGCTTTATTATAGTAAACTAAAAAAAGGCGGCACATTAATAATGTTCTTTGACTTATGGAAAATTACAAACCTAAAAGACCTATTAGAAAAATACAATTTTAAGCAAATTAGGTTTATTGAGTGGATTAAGACTAATCCGCAACCAAGAAATAGTAAAGTCAATTATTTAACTAATACAAGAGAGATTGCACTATTAGGCATTAAAGACAGCAATCCAACATTTAATAGCAGTTATGACAACGGCATTTATAGTTATCCGTTACAAGGCGGTAAAAATAGGTTTCATCCTACGCAAAAGAGTTTGGCGCTATTTGAAGAACTCATTAAAAAACATTCGAATGAAGGCGATACAATATTAGATACATTTTTAGGCTCTGGAACAACTGCGCTTGCTTGTAAAAACACTAAGCGACTTTTTAAAGGCTGCGAAATTGATAAAACATATTATGACAAAATAGTCACGCTTTTACAATTACAATAAAAAAACAATATAAAGGCTAGCGCATAAATTATACTTGATTAGAGCCTACAAAGCAACAACTGTAAAATGTTCCCCAAACACTGTAAGCAAATTTTCAAATGCCCAGCGAAATTTAATGCAGTCGCGATTATTATGCACTTGAAATTCGCCAATTGTTATGCCATTTATGCTAATAGACGAACTTTCATTCCATAGTTTTTTTTTAATATTATGACTAAAGTTAATGCTATAATTTGACCAATTTATCTCTTGTTTTAATAATATAAAGGCAAGCACATCACTAGTTTTATTATAATATAACATAGGACAATCAAAAGTATGTGCACTATAGACTTGTAATAAATTAGCTATGTTATTACTAATAAAGAGCTTGATTTGGTCTAAGCCTATGCTTTGGTCAAGTGCGAAAAACTCGCAAAACTTTTTGCGTGAGGGTTGCCCTAGCACTTGCGGACACACTTTGCCAGTCTTATTTTTGCTCGTTTTAGCGCTTAAGTGGATTAAAGGGTTGTCTACACATTCAAAATCATATTTGCTTCCGTATCTTGCGCAATGCCTAATGTTATAAGGAAAGACATTTTTAAGATTGCTAAGTCTGTTTTTGAGAGATTGTGCTTCAACCAAACTATATTTATAAGTTCCATCATAAGGCGTTTCATAATATAAACAAATTGCCATTTCGAACATTTTGCCCAAATCTTCAGTAAGCACCTTTTTGGTTGTTGCTGCCATAATAGATTATTATTAATGTTATAAGTCTAATAATAATAATCATAATCTTTAATTCAATTTTTATTGGGTTAATTTTTTAATTATTCATTAAACACTGAATTCATTTTTATGTTTGCCTCATTATAATATTTTTTCCTATATTTTTTCATTGTGCTGTCTTTTATGCGTGTATTTTTAAAATAACTATAATTTTTATTTTCTTGTAATAATTCTATTATAAAATATAACGCATACATACCACATTGTCCATCGCCATATTGATGAATAAAACCTTCATTATTGTCTACTGTTAATTGAATATTTAAATTATGTGCTTGTTCTACTATTCTTGCTATTAATACTTTAATTTGTTTTGGCACTTTTGAACCATTGCTATCAAAGTAAAAAACGAATTTTTTATCCAAATCAACAAATAATGATATCCAATGTTTTCCTGACTTATTATGAGGGTCGGTATTAAATATTACTCCAATCTTGCTAATTTTATTTTTGATATGATTTTCTAAATTAAAATTACATAATTGCTCCCAAACGCAAGTTGAAAACATTTCTTTTGCATCAAAATCTATTGGAGACGGCCCTATAAACTTAAAATGTTTATGAGATTTTTCATATTGTTTCATTATTTTAGTTATATCAATACTAGATAGCCACGTATTTGGCTTTGACGACCAAGTTTCAGGAGAAAATGGCTTAAATATTTCTTTTATTAATAATTCGCTATTATTAACTTTACTTAATTGCGTTTTTTTTAACCAACATAATTCATCATAGCATTGTTTATCCAATTTATTCTTGAAAAAATCCCATATTTCTTTACTATTATTAGTCAAGATTTTGTCGCTATTATTAGCATTCCAAACATTTTTAAATAATTGTAAATTATTACGAGTATAGCATGTATATTGTTTTAATTCCCTGTCTACATATTTAGTTTGATATGGAGAGCATTTAAGTTTGTTAAATTTTCGCGTATTTTTTTTTGATTTGCGACCTATTTTCTTAAATGTATTAAACATATTATTTTATATTTCAATTTAATATATAAATATAAAATAAATTTTTAACTGCGTTTTTGTGGAAGTATTTTTTGTTTATTATTTGTTGTTTTTCTCACAACAAATAAGTCTAAATTTGTTATTTGTTTTTTAGTGCACATACTATTTAATGTTGTATTATATAAATTAAAATCATTTAAAGAGCCATCGTCGCAATAATTTGAATTATTATTGAAGTCTTTTAATTCTTCTTTTATAGAGTTCTTAATTTTTTTTTCTTTTAAATAAGTTATTAAATTTAATATATATAACAAATAATAAAGCTTATATTTCTCTCCGCTTGTTGTTTTACTATTATTTTCTATAAGTTTTTCTAAAGTTGTCTCATTATATTTAATTATTTGCTCTTTGTAAATGGCAATGTTTTCTTCTATATTATTATAAATATCTTTTAATAAATAATTATTGCTTAGTAATTGCTCTAATTTATTTGTTTTAAGAGCATGGTTTTGGTTTTGATTTGCAAAATAAAGTAAGTCTATATTATTTATTGCTAATTCGGTTTTTTGTTTTGCTAACCTTTCGTGCTCTAACCTTTCGTGCTCTAACCTTTCGTGCTCTAATCTCTCAATTTCTAATTTATCTATTTCTTTTTCGTTTTCTTTTACTTGTTCAATTAAATCTATACTTACAACTTTTAATTGCTTTGATTTTTTATTATTTTTCTTATTTTCCTTATTTTTCTTATTTTCCTTAGTTTCCTTTAAATTTGTGCTAGTATTAAGCATTTTACTATAAATTTATTTTATATTTTTTAATTGAACTCGTGTCGAATTATAAAATAATTCATTCCCCATTGTTGGAAATCTATTTGGATTAAAGTCTTGAAATTGTTCTTCTCTAAATAATAAATGACTATCTAAATTCTCATTTTTTGTTACAAAATTAATGTTGTTTACATATAAATCACTGGTGCTAGGTGGAACATATACTTTTTGGTCAGCTTTTTGAAGAGCAAAGAACTGGTTTCTCAAAGTAGACTCACTATCTATATTAGAAGCAAACCCGCAAAAATGCATTTTTCTAGTTCCAGGAAAGAAAATAGAGCTAGTGTCATAATTATTATAATTTTGTATAGGTTCTAGTGCTTTTAATAACGGAGCAACGGTTGGCATAAATGTATATTTGGTATTCACCGGCCTAAATGAAAAATTCATAGTAATTCCACCTGAAGGAATGTTTCTATCTGATATCTCGCTATTTATAGAATTTTGCTTATCAAAATTATGTAACTCTACATTATAATAATTATTAGCTACGCTCATTATTAATAATTTATTATATAATTAATATAATATTATTATAATATTATTATTATTAATTATATTAAAAATTTAATAATGGAAAAAAAATAACTAAAGCTCCATTATACTTTCTTTATTTAACGCTTGTGTTCCTTCATAATATTATAATTTAAATAATATTTAAAATTATTTAAATTATGCATATTTTGAGTTTTGCTCGAAAACATCAACGCTTTGTATTCTCTTTTTTGACCAGTATTATGTGCTCCTCGTTCTTTCTTAAATTGTTGAAGTCTATTTTTCTCTTGTGTCTTTAAATATTCTATGTCAAACATATTAGTTTTAACATTATGATTAGATAACAAACTCATTAAAACTAGCGCTGATGATACCATATTAAACCTTTAATAGTACATAAATAAATAAATATTTAACTAATCAATTTTATTTAACTAATCAACTTTACTATTTATACTTTATAAAAAATCTATTGTCAATTTGTCAATTTATCAATTTGTCAATTTGTCAATTACTTGTAATCTTTAATTACGAAGATGTCTACTACGACTTGTTAATATAGGACTTGCGAGTCGTAATCTAGGACTTGTGAGTCGTAATCTAGGACTTGCGAGTCGTAATCTAGGACTTGTGAGTCGTCTTGAAAGTGTTATTGTACCACCAAATTTTTTTCTATAATTATTACGTTTACGACGAGTATTTCTAGAACGACCAGATAGAGCATTATAACGGCTATAATTCTTTTTTGACCGATTTAACATTCTATATATATTATATATAGAAAATAAAAAAATTTTAATTAAGGATTAATATTGCTAAAATAGTATAACAATCTTAATTGTCTATTAAATCAGTAGTTCTATCAATTTTTTGCTAATGAACTTATAAGCATAATTTTTAAACATCATTCATTGGCTTGATGTGTTTTATCATTAGTAAACCATGCCATTTTAATAGCATTAATATTATTTCTAATAATATTATACGATATACTTAATGCATATAAACTTATTAATTTATAATAATCTTCCTCTCGTATCCACGTTAGTACTTCATTATAATTATTATAGCTATATGATATAACTATAATGCTATGTATAAAATGTTGAAATTCTTTATGTCCAATAGTTTCAAGCTCTGCCCACTTCTCATTTTTTCCAAATAATTCATAATTATAGTTGTCCAAAATATATTCATCCATAGTTTCATAATGGTTTATTGGATAATTATATAAATCTAAATATTTTGTTATATTAGATTCATTCATAACAATTAGCTCTATATTTTTTTTCATTTTCTTAATCAATACATCAGCATTAAGCATTTTTTGTTACTAATATATATTTATACATATTTCTATATATTTGTATCTAAGTTATCAATTTTTTTCAGAATCGTTGTGTATTGCTTTTTATAAATAATAAAAATTGATTTTTTATAATTTATTAAAATTATTAAAATAACAATAAAATAACAATGAAAAGGATTAAACCATATACAACAAATCAACAGTCGTGGAGAACAATACTAGGAATGTCTCTATGTATTCCAATGAATCAACGTGAATATTCTTGGCAAGCTAAAGAAATAACTCGCTTTTTAGATGATATATTTAGAATTTTTAAAGAAGAAAAATATGTTGAAAAAATGGGTTCAATTTATAATTTAAATTATAACAATGTAAATCAAATTTTTGATGGTCAACAGAGAATATTAACTACCATTTTAATGCTTATAGCAATAGGAAATTTAGTACCTAAATTAAAAAATAAAATTATTGATCTACTAGCAGTAGATACTCTCATAGATAAATTGACTTCTGAACAAGAAAAACTTAAAGAAAAATACAATGTTAATATAATTCCAACAATTTATTGTGTTAATCCAAATGATATGGAAGGTCTAATAAATATATTTAATAATAATATTCATTCTTGTTTAGAATTTGTATCTAATACAAGAGATTTTATAGTACCTGATAATAACGAACATGATCACGAGCATGAAGATGAAAGTGAAGACGAAAATGAAGACGAAGACCAAAATGAAGACGAACACAAAGAGAAAAAATATATTTGTAAACACTGTAATGCAAAAATATCTAGCAAGAGTAAATTTATTGAACATTTAACTAATAAGCATGATTATAATAATCCAAAACCAACTACAAAATTATATGATGCTTATATAATTATATATGATTATTTAATTAGCAAAGATTATAGTGTAACAAGAATGATTGAATTGTATAAATTTATTTTAGATGACATTGATATTCAATTCTATAATTGTAATGATCCATTATATGTTAGTATAATATTTGAATTGGAAAATAATAGAGGCATGCAAGTAGAAGATTTGGATATAGTTAAAAATGCTATTCTAGTCGAAATACCCGATGACAAAAAGGTTGAAGTATATGAAAAATGGGAGATGTTTAAACATAAAAAAAATGCTATATATAAGAAAGGTTTTGGACAGAAACTGTTTGATATTGCAATTCAATTATATAATAAAGAAATAGCAAGAACAATAGATCTTGATGAATTATTTAAACCTATTATTGACCACAAAGATAGTTATAAAGAACTAAATAAATTTTTCAAAATTGTAGAAACATTATTTGAAATTATGGATAAAATCAGTAATGATAAATATGGAAGACTTGTTAATAACAAACCTAGAATTTGTTTAAATTGGGAAGCATATATGTGGTGTTTATTACCTATATTTTATACTACTAAAACAGTTAATGTTGAATTAATTAAACTACTGACTAAATGGTATTTTAGAAATATTCAGTTTAAAACTAGAAATTTCAATAATTTAGGTTATTCTAATGAATTTCTTAGAATAGCAAATGAATGTATTAAAGATAATAAATATGATTACTATAAAGAAATATTCTTATGTCTTGATAAAAATAAAGATATCAAAATATGTGAGGAAAACTATAAAATAGAATTAAAGAACATGGAGTTTACAGCAATAAATGCTACATATTTATTACTATTTTATGAAACTTGTATTAGTAATGACAGACATATTGTTCCACTAGCAACCTCTCTCGAACATATTTATTGTCAAAAAGATATAACAAAGTTATTAGATAAGTCATTAATGAATACAATCGGTAATCTGACTTTATTAGAAGGAAAAAATAGTCTCAATGGTCATAAGGGCAATAGTTCTTTAGGTTGTAAACCATATAACAAAAAGAAGATGTCATATGAAAGCAGCAGTTATATGACATCAAGAAACATAGTTAAAGATTATGACACTTTTGAAGAAAAAGACATTATTTTAAGAAGTGACGCTATTATTAATGAACTAAATAAGTATACAAAATATTTTTAAGAAGTGAAACATTGAAAAAATGAGTTAAATAAACATACCAATCCATTTTTTATACTCTTTTTGTATTGTGTTTATTTAACTTATTATTAATTTCTACAACGCATTGAGTTGTAGAAGTTTCAAATAAGTCCGGTATAAATGAGTGAATGAGCGCTTTAAAAGCTGAAATAAACAATATAGCAACATAATTTAAAGAAATAAACATATGTTCAAAATACCCCATATCCATTTCTCTCAAATGTTTAAACTCGAAAAGCATTTATTATTTATTATATATTAATATAATTTTATTATATTTTATTATATTTTATTATATTTTATTATAGTTTATTATAGTTTAATTTTTTTTAATAGTTTATGATATAATGTATAACTTGAATATAATAGTATTATTATTAAAAGTACAACTTTTCTAGATACAGCATATGGCCAATAATGTAAAAAATATATTATTAAAAATGCTAGTAATCCAAATGCATATATAATATTATTATATTCAAAGTATTTTTTAACATTTAATAATGGATAAAAACCTACTAAATGCATAATTATTACAAGAATAAAAAAACCTACTAATTTCTCCTGTATTATTTTATAGTAACTATCAATTAATCCAACTAATCCAACCAATAAGAAAATTAAACTTACATATTTTATATAATCATTTAGATAATATATTAATACAACACCAATAGGAACTAACACAAAACTTAATTCACCGCGAATTATTTTATAATGATAATAATATATATTGTTATTTTTGAATGTTATTTTCATTTGTCATTATATATAATTAATTATAATATTTACATAATTAATCATAATTTTTATATTTTTCATAATTTTTATAATTAGTTATATATAATGACATCTAAAGTTGTTGGTGAAGGTACATATGGTTGTGTACTAAAACCGCCTCTTTTATGTAATGAAACTAAAAATCTTGCTAAGCAAGATTATGTTAATAAAATATCCAAAATAATGACTAGAGAGCATGCTATTAATGAAAATGATGAATATAGCGCAATAAATAATATAGAAGGTTTAGATAAATATGCAATAACTGGTCCGTTATTGTGCAAGCCTTTATTAGACAAAAATTTTAATGCTAGCGTTAAAAAATGTAAAACGCTAAAAGTTAAAAACGCGTTTAATAATAGTAAGGATGATTTACGAATGTTATTATTAGAAGACGGAGGCTTAAGTATATATGACTATATAACTAAAGTATTTATGCTACAAAGCCTAGATGAAAAGAAAGTCTTTTTGACCTCATTAATAAAGTTGTTTGATGGACTTCTCTTTTTTCAGTCTAACGAAATTATGCATAGAGATATTAAATTAGCCAATATGGTATATAATGTAAATAATGGTAGAGCAAAATATATTGACTTTGGCTTGATGACAAACTTCAAAAGATTTGCAAAAAGATGTAGCTCAAATACTGAAAGATTAGGAATAAGTCACAGTTATTATGCTCCCGAAAATAGTTGCTCAAATAAATATTCGTTTGATTCTACTAAATTTAAGTGCACCAAAGTTAAAGCTCATTTTAAAACACACGAGAACTTTATTAGCTATTTACAAAAATCATTTGATATTTATTGCTTGTCTTTAGCATTATTAAATATGACATCTGTTTTAAATGGTAAAAATAGTGGACTGAAAAAAGAAGCTATTCCCCGCTCATTTTTTGAGGAGTTTAGTATATTGTTGCTTGGTTATATTAAATATGATGTATCCAAGAGAAATATTAATATACTTCAACTTAAAGAAAAGTATGTTAACTTACTAAAAAAACACGATTGTTATTTAAAGAAGGCCACACAACCCTCCCCTGAAGTTATTGATGCTATAGAAAAAATAAAGAAAAAAGAATTTAAAGCCGACTTAGCCAAAATTTGCCCTCCTACTAAGCCAGTGCTAAATCCTTCTACAAACAGATGCGTTGCTGAGTGCAAAACAGGATTTATTAGAAATAAGAGCTTTAGATGCGTTAAAATGAATTTAGCAAAAGACAATAGTAAGAAGACTAGTAATAATAGCGCCAGTGTAACAAGAAAGAAGCATAACACAAGTATAATAGTTAATGATTCTTCAATTGCTAAAAAGCAACACTGTATAAGCAAAAATAAAGATTATAATCACATTACAAAGCGTTGTAATGCTAAATGCCCTAAAAATAAAACACGTAATTCATTATTTAAGTGTGTTTAAATATTAAATAGGGAAAAAATAAATTGAAAAAAATTGAAAACTAATTTTTATAGTTTATAGTTTATAGTTTATAGTTTATAATTTATATTAATAAAGTATAAAATGGAGACTTATTGTAATGAAAAAATTAGTGATTTTGATTTATGTGGAACACAATATAGTATTGCAGTTTTAACAAAGCATATGCATTATTTAAATAAAAAAGTGGTGCTTAACACTCAACATTTAACAGCCCATTTTTGTGTAAGGTTTATTTTAGATATGGACATTGATTCGGGAAGTGAAGACAGCTATTGTTATGATAAAAATCATATTCTTAGTAGACAAAAACATATTACAAGTGAAGAATTTGACGAAGCTTATGAGTTATTTTATAAATAAAACATATATATTTTTATATTTTTATATTTTTATATTATATAAAAATGAGATTTAGTAAACATACATTATACAAAAAGCGTAAAACACGTAATAAAAGAATAAAGACACGTAGAAAAATGAGACATTATAGGGGGGGTGATGATGATGATGATGAAAATATAGTAGCATATATGAGGAGAATGCGAAAAAAGACCATAGAAGATAATGTATCTCACAATAACAAAATGATATTCAATTTTGATAATAATCGTCCAGCGGTTAAAGCTCTAATTCAAAACACAGAAGCAAAAGAGAAAGAACTTAGAGAACAGACTAATGCAAAAGAAGAGGATCTGCGTTCCCTTGAAACCAAGTATAGGGAGCAAGGTTCTGTACAAAAATTTATGGACAGCAATGGTTACTATAAACAGTTAAAAACTCTACGAACTGAGAAAGAGCGGCTGAGTAAGGAATTAAGTGAAACCATTAAAATTATGAATATGGATTCAGATAATAGATCTACTTTAATATCCAACTTGTCCTACGTTATAGAATTAATAAATGATTACAATTCTACTTACAATTCTACGCATAAAGAAAATGAAGAATATATAGATGAATTGGCAACATTTAAAAGTAAACATACTGAGTTAATTAAAGAAATACACGGATAACCATGAGTATATAATCCGGGTGTTTTCATGGAGTCCACGATGGAACCTACGACTAAATACATATACACCGGGTGTGTTTTCTTTACAATACAAAACCTATAATGATTAATATTGGGTAATAAATACAAAATATAGTTAAACTTAATATATATATTAAAACATATTAAAGCATAAAATATATGTTTTATTTAATAAGCTATGGATATAGAACTCCTTCAGCGCGCATTAGAAAATGATGACAATTTAAATATTATAAATACAAATATTCAAGAAATTAAGCGCAAGAAAAATGAAATATTACAAGAACTCGGTCTTAAGCGCGACGATTTAAAAAGCTTTCATAAAAAATTAAACGGTTATATGTATGTTGACAACATAAAAGACTTAAAATATGGGCGAAATATACGATGGGTAAATTTAAAAAAAATAGAGCACATTAAAATAACCAATGGCTCTATTTTATGCGATATTAAAATACACGACAAAGGAATTGCGCTTGTTTTAAAAGGCTATAATCACAGTTTTATTACGCTATATTTAAATGAAAATATTATATTTCAAAAAATAAATGATGAAGAAAAAATACTCCTTAAAGCAGTCAATTATTTAAGCAACCAGGGCTAATGCTAAGTTTTATAATATATTAATAAAATTGATTGTACATTTATACTTGTTTTTTCATTATAAATAAGTATAAATATACTAATGATATGCACACCTTGTAACTATTTAAATATTAATGAATTACCTAACGATGTTGGAGAGATTATATGCGGTCATCTTTTCAAAGACTATATATTTCTCGCAAAACTTAAAACAACGTGTAAGTCGCTACATAAATCTATTAGTGTTTTTGCTATTGCTAAGCAAATGTTGTCTACTAAACTTGGTTTGTTTAGTTTTCGCGATTTATGTATAAATGTTGATTGTTATGATGACACTTATGATGTTTTCACATTTACTCATAACTATTATTATACTCGCTATTTACATTCAAGACAATATGCGTTGAATGCTACAATTATTATAGTTAATGCGAAATATTATAATATTAAGTCTCATTATTGTTGCGAGTGCTTGAAAAAGTTTGTGTTAGTTGGTTCTAACTCAAATGTAATAGAAAATTATCAAAACTCTGAAGAAGTTAATATAATATTTTAAGGCATTAACATATTAAACCCAAAAAAAATTGATTGTTTTTTTTCGGCATCTATTTAATGAGCATAAAATATGGTTCTCGCTTTTTGCGACCTTTACAATGATGTTATTCAAATTATTATAGGTCAAATAAAACACTATAGTTATCTTGCGTTGCTTAAAAGGACATGTAAAGCTAACTATAATAGTGTGTCACGCTTGTCAATTGCTAGACTTATGTTGTCTTACAAACTAAGTCTATTTTCACCAAGAACATTTTGTATTAATATTAATTGTGCTGATGATACTAAGGCAGTATTTGATAAACATTATCGCAATGGTTATGATAGTTACGTTCATATTAAGCAATTTGCCTTAAAACAAACAACAGCCTTAATTAATGAGCAAAAGTATAAATTTAATACACATTATTGTAGCGAATGCTTGAAAAAATTTGTTTTAGTTGGAGACTTGAGAAATGTTAAGCATAATTATGACTATATAGATGAAGTAAACATAACTTATGCGAGATGTAAGTATATATTTATATAATGATTTAAAAAAAATTGATTGTTTTTTCTCTCTTAAATAACTAATTATAGTGACTATGGAAGTCCAAACGTGCGCCTACATAAGTCTTAATGTGTCTAATAATGACTCTAATTATGGAAAAATTAACATAACTTCTGTTATTATGTGTTTCCTTATTATTTATAGCACAGCTTTAAGTATTGTGTTAAGTGTAAAACAACTTATTCAAATTATTAAGGAAGAAGAACTCTTGAATGAAGAAGAAGAAGAGGAAGTTATTAAAGAAGAGGAAGAGGAAGAGGAAGAGGAAGAGGAAGAGGAAGTAGAGGAAGAGGAAGTAGAGGAAGAGGAAGAAGTAGAGGAAGTAGAGGAAGAAGAAGAAGTAGAGGAAGAGGAAGAAGAAGATGATAAAGAGAACTGTGAAAAAAAACTTAAACTTCTCATTAAAAAGATGATTAATATTCGTGAAACTGAACAACTTATCAGGCGAGACAAACAAAAGTATGAGAGAAAAGGACATCGTGATCATACCGATTTTATGATGACTGGTATTGCAAAAATGCTAGATAAATTATATTATATTAACTATGAAATTAATATTGAAAAATTAAATAACGAAATTATAATTAACGCAAAAAAATTAGGATTATTTGTAAATGATAGTGATTTGTATAAAGACTTATTATTACTTGAGAAATTTCCAAGAGACTGGGAAGAGGCAGCAGCTAAAGAGGCAGCAGCTAAAGAGGCAGCAGCTAAAGAGGCAGCAGCTCTAGAGGAAGCAGCTCTAGAGGAAGCAGCTCTAGAGGCAGCAGCTCTAGAGGAAGCAGCTCTAGAGGCAGCTGCTGAAGAGGCAGCAGCATATGAAGCAGCTCTAGAGGCAGCAGCTGAAGAGGCAGCAGCATATGAAGCAGCAGTAGCTAAAGCAGCAGCACATAGAGCAGCAGATAAAGCAGTAAGAGAACAGGTGTTGGCGTGGTTGGCTAAGAGACAGCAAGTAAGCAATCAAAATAACTAGTGCTTATTTATATTGTTGTTATACTTTTTAAAAATTGATTTCTTTTTTTCAGCATTTATTAATAGCCTCCACAAAAAGCACAGAGCAAAGAACAAGAGAGCTATGACAAGCACTAATTCAAGCGACCACGTTTCATTTTCAGTCGCACGAGCACGGATGCAGGAGTTTTTTGAGAAGTTCGTTCCGACCAAGCGTGAATACTGTATCAATCCAAACTGCATAGAGGAAACAGAAGGCGCTGTGTTATATATATGGGAGAATCGCTCACTGGCTTACGAACACAATGAACGGCAGAAGGCGTTGAACATTACAACCATGCGGGTAAACGGAAAACCACATTGGGTTCAGAGTCATTATTGTTGCGAGTGCTTCAAGAAACATGTTTTGGTGGGAGACAACAAGAATGCTTCGCAACACTATGGGGGTTATTGTGACGGAGTTCAAGAGGTAGAAGTATACTTTCATAATGAGCCCTGGCCTTCTACGTGGCATAATCGTGAAACAGGAGAGGATCACGTGCTTACCGAGCTTCAGGAATATATGTTGGCAAATGACTAATTAGTGCGTTGTATGTGCTACAAAAAAATTTGAATACTTTTTTTATTTCTATTAATATTAATATTAATATTGTTATACTTTTTTAAAATTGATTACTTTTTTTTGTCATTTATTTATAGCCTCCAGAACAAAGCAATCAAAGAGTAAGCACTATATCAAGCACAAGCACTATGACAAGCAGCATCTGCGATTTGTCAAGCGACCATGTTTCATTTTCAGCCGCACAAGTGCGGTTGCAGGAGTTTTTTGAGAAGTTCGTTCCGACCAAGCGCATATACTGCATCAATCCTAACTGCATAGAGGATACAGAAGGCCCTGTGCTATATATATGGAAGGCTAACTCGGTAACCTACGAACACAATAAACGGCAGCCGGCGTTGAACATGTCAATCATGCGTGTGAACGGAGTGAAGCATTGGTTCAGGTCTCATTATTGTTGCGAGTGTTTCAAGAAACATGTTTTGGTGGGAAACAACAAGCTTGTTTCGCAACACTATGGAAATTATTGTCCTGGAGTTCAAGCGGTAGAAGTGTACTTTCATAATGAGCCCCGGCCTTCTACATGGTACAATAGTATTACAAAACAGAATGAAGTGCTCAGCAAGCGACAACTTTGCATGCTTAGTGAGTGAATGAGGCTAGTGTGTTGTATGTCTTGCTTCAAAAAAATTGATTTTTTTTTTACATTTATTTATAGTTATAAAAACAACTATGTCTAGCATCTTATCAAGCGACCATGTTTCATTTTCGGTCGCAAGAGAGAGGTTGCGTGAGTTTTTTGAGAAGTTCGTTTATACCAAGCGACTTTACTGTATAAATCCTAACTGTATCAAGGAAACGGAAATGGCAGTAGTACACATATGGGAGGCTCGCTCAAAAACATACAAACACACTGAACGACAACCAGCATTGAATGAAACAACAATGTGGGTTAATGGAAAGGAATATAGTTTTCGGTCTCATTATTGTTGCGAGTGCTTTAAGAAATATGTTTTGGTGGGAAACAATAAGAATGCATCGCATCGCTATTGGACTTCTTATGACAGACGTCAACAAAATGTGCACGTGATTTTTAATAGAGCACCATACCCATCTTCAACATCTTATTATGGAACAGGCACTGTGCAACCACTAACCAAGTTTCAAATTAAAATGCTTGGTTAGTCTTATTTAAAAAATTGATACTTTTTTTATTATTTTTGCACTATTAACAAAATAATTAAAGCTTTAAAAATGATGAGCGTAAGTAACATTTGCGAGTTACCAAGCGACATTATAACACTCATTATTAAAAAACTCGGCAATTATGAATATGCAATTGGTCTAAACATTACTTGTAAGTCATTGTCTAAGTTAATTTCAAAATTTGCTGTTGTGAAGGAGATGTTTGCTGTGTTGTTTAGCAGATTTAATCCATATGAGTTAATGAGCTATAATCCACATCGTAAGTATATGGCAAGATGTGTAAATGAGCGTTGCAAAGAGGAAACAGAAAATGCGTGTGTATACATATGGGAAGCTCACAATGGGCTTGATTATGTACACGGAAAACAAGATGCGCAAAACACAAATTTAATGGTAATTAATAAGAAAAAATTCATGTTTCGCTCGCCTTATTGTTGTGAATGCTTTAAAAGACACGTTTTAGTAGGAAACAACAAAAAGGTTGCGCAACATTACGGAAGTTATTGTTATGGAATACAACAAGTAGTTGTAACCTTTAACACAACACAACCCTCTAGTTGGTATGATTGTGCTAGAGATTGGTATGCTCCATTAACTGAGAGGCAGGTGCGTCTTTTAAATAGTTATTATGATTAATTTCTATTAGTGCTATAAAAAAATTGATTTTTTTATCAATTATTTATAATACCAAAAAAAACAACTATGACAAGTGTTAAAACAAGTAACCAAGTTTCATTTTCGGTTGCTATAAATCCGCTTCACCACGACCGTCCGTATCAGGAGTTTTTTGAAAATTTTGTTCCAACGCAGTGTCAAGAATGTATCAACCCCAACTGTAGTCAGAAGAAACAAAGCGCAATAAAACATATTTGGCATGCTCACACACTTATATATAAACCTAATGAAGACCATATGGCGTCAACTATAGCACCTACGTTAAATATAATAACAATGCTGGTTAATGG